GGTTGTCCAGCAGTCGGGTCACCTTGCGAGCCTTATGCTTGACCTCGGCATCCTTGCTGCGGCTGGTCTTGATATTCTCCAACTCGCGCAACGTCACCATAGAGATGTAAAAAGGTTCCGCGAACGCACGTTCACCGGCGTTCAGCAGAGCACAAGTGTCATAGAATTTCTTCATTACAGCACCTCATCCACAAGACCATACTTGAGCATATCATCCGAGTCCATGTACCATTCGTAGCGTTCCATGCGCTCGTATTCATCCTCCGTGATCTTGGAATGAGAGAGTGTATAATCGCGAAGACGCTGTTCAAAGCGTTCCGTAAACTTAAACGTATCCTTCACCGATGAGCTTGTGCCTTCCATATAACTGGAGCCACCGTGCAGCAGGGCAGTGGAGTGCTTGAAGCACTTCTTGGTTACGTTCGGGTTGTTGTATCCGGCCATCAGAAAATAGCCGCCCATTGAATAGGCGTGGCCGGTCACCAAAATGGTTGTCGGAGTCTTGAGATTGTCAATAATATCACAAAGAGGCATGCCGTCAAACAGCGAGCCACCGCAGGTATTCAGTACAATCGTGATTGGCTTGCCGCTGCCGTCGTTGTCCATCTCCAGTAAGGGAAGCATGACGCTCTCTACAATACGGTCGTCAACCTCATCGTTGAATACGATGCGGCGATCCTGCAAACCCTTAAAATACTGATAGGTGGTCGGGTCCATTGCGTCTTTTGCAATATTCTCCAGAAAAAGTTCCATTTGGTTTCTCCTTAAATTTTAGAAAATTTGAGCGAATGCTCATTAGTGTGAGGGAATCCCTCAGATGTTGGCTAAAAAGCCGGCGCGAACCACAGAAATAAGCTCGCTGGAACCGTCAAGAGCCTTGACAGTTTCATCATAGAAGCGGCGCGGATGCATCCACGGATAGTCGGCATTATTGAATACGTTCGGCGCACCAGTATCGTTAATCATCTGGGCGAAATATCCTGGGCCCGGAGGATTGCCGCTTCTTTGCGGCGTGTTTGCGGAGTTAATATCAAAGATACGGAGTGTGTAAGTTCCGGGAATTTCCGCAAATACTGTACCCAAACCACCTCGGCGAACATACTGAGTAGGAGAGTAGCTATCATAAACTACTTCCTGTGCCTTTTCTCGTATTTTCTTCTCCACAAGGTCTTTCACTTGATAGTTCAGTGTTTTTCTTGCCGAAGCCTTGGCGGCAGCTTCCAGAGCTGCAATACTCTTAAAAGTCTTCATAGGTCGCCTCCAATCACTTTTCGGCTTCTTCTGCCTCCGCAGCGCGTTTGTTCTCAAAGAACTTGCTCAGTCGCTCGCTAGCCGGCACATCGTTATAAACCTGTACCATCGCGCTGTTCGCCCAACCGACCACGTCGGTAATATCACTCTCAGACATACCGTCGCGCACCAGATTGGACACGAAAAGATGCCGCATCGAGTGCCAGTAGAACGGTTTAACCGTGAATCGGTCAATCGTCTGCGCCCAACTGTTCAAAGTTTCAGCCGAAGCCTGCTCGTAACCTTTATCGGTTTTGGTCACGAACAGCCACTCGCTGTTAATGCTGAGGTCTTTACGCTGCTGTAACCAGCGTTTCAGGTACGGGTCAAATCCTGATTTTATAACGTAGCAGTCGATCATCTTAGCACCCTTGGTCAAAACCTTCTCAGGAGTGCAGTAAAAATAGTCAAAAACCACGTTTTCAGGCTTAAACCAGTCCACTTTGAATCGAGTCAGTTCCGCCTTTCGGCGACCGCTGTAGACCGCCAGAGCGAGAGCACAGGCAATCTGAAACTTACCCGCCTCAGTCAGCTTCTGCAGAATGACCTCCATCTCCTCGGTGGAGAAGACGCTCTTCTCACGGACGGGCGTATTCTGCGGGTTCTCAATCTTGCGGATAATCGGACGGAAGTCCTTGTATTCATCGTCAAGAATGTTCTCGATGTAGTTTGAGAGAGAAGAAAGCGCCGCCTTTACACGGCGCACACGGGCAGGGGAGTTGCCGTTCTCGTTGATGAGCCAGTTCTGGAGAGAAACAATCTCTCGCTTTTTCAAATCAATAAACGACTTATTCCCGCAGTTCTGGAGCACATAAGTGAATACGATAAGCAGGTCGCTCTTGTATCCTTTAATCGTGCCTTCGCTGCGTTTCAGAGAACGAAGATACTCCAGAAAATCATTCATCAACTGAATGTTCTCCGGATTTATCTGCTTCGTCAGCTCCGGAGAGGTCAGCTTGTTCATCTGTGTCTGGCGTCCCATCTTCACCCTCCTTTCCGAAAAGGCCGTAGACGAGGTTGTCCGCTGCGGAATCATCCAGTGTGCCGGACAGCAGTGCCTTCGCAGTATCAACATCAATGCCGGTAATCACATTCTTCAGACCACTCATCAGGTCGGTCGCCGCGTCTGCGATACGGTCAAACGGGTTGGACTGGGTCATCGCCTGCATCAGTACCAACTCGGTATCAATCGCGGCGTTAATCTGCTTGTAACAAGCCTCTTCCAACTCAGCCAGCTTATCCTCGCCGATAACCTCTGCAATCAGGGCATAGATATCGGTCTTATACAACAGAGCAGCTTCAAAGCCACCATCCAGTGAGATATGCAGGTCAGTGCAAATCTTCACGACAGCGGAGCGGAAAGCCCAGTCAACCAGACCAAAATTGCGGCCGTCACCGTCATCAATATGCTGGCCGACCTCGTTTACAATAGTCGCACGCATCTTCGGGGTAATCAGCGGCTTAATCTTGATTGGAATAATGGTCTCTCCGATAGTGAGATCCTTGGTTACAGACTCTACATACGGAGTCAGAGCCGCCATAATATCAGTCTTCTTGGACATTTTTTTGTTCCTCCAGAATTTTAAGATGAGCCAGCGCGATGCAAAGCGCGTCGGCTTCGTCCGTCTCCACGGACAGGTTATAGGTTTCGCGAATCAGGTCGATAGCCTGTTGTTTCAGATTTTCGCGAGTGACGCGCCCTTGCTTAAAGCCGAGCACCTTGCGCCACTGAGGTAAATCGTTACGGGAATCTGAAAAATGTGACAGTATCCCAGAATGACACCCTGCAGTCGGGCAAGAACAATAAGTGCCTGCGCCGACTTCATGTACATAACATCCTCGACAACCACTTGGTCGGGATTGTATTTTGTGATGACATCACGGATAGCAAGACACATCTCCGTAAAGCGTATACTGCCGTCTTTCTGGCTGTGCAAGTCGATCATTCCGTGACGGACATATTTACCGTCATCAAAAACAGCCCAGCCGGTTATCAAGGTTGATTGGTCAAAACTTAATACGCGCATTGGATTCACTCAACCTTATCCAATACACGCGCAATGACCGCTGCGAGTTCCTCTCGGGTTACAGCAGCCTTTGGTCGGAACTTCCCGTTCGCGTCTCCCTGCATAATGCCGGATACAACCATCTTCTCAACATAGGGTCGTGCCCAGCTTGCAATCTCGTTCTGGTCGGCCAGCTTCGCGAGCGGGTCTTCTTTCAGATACACACAGAACACATTGTCAACCGCGCGGTTCTCAATCGGCCTGTTGACGACAATGCCTGCGTGCATCTTACGCACAGAGCCGCCGCCATCAAGGTTCATCGCATACTGAGCATCGTATTCAACGAAGATTTTCGCCATCTCGGAAAACTTCATGCCCGGTTTGTCTACCGTCAGGATGAGAAGCGTTCCATCCTCACGAACACCCACTGCCGAGCGCAAGGTTAAGTAGTTGAGGTTAGAAGCATTGCCGTAAACGGTGTTTGCCTTGCCGTTAATAACGAGCATAGGGTATGCGGTCATGAAATATTTCCACTTCCGCGCCTTGTCAGTTCCGTATACCAACTTCGCCGGGTCGCTGCCAAGCACACCCATACCTGTAAAGCCGTTCTGGTAGTTCTGTTCCTTTCCGTCGCAGACAAAGGACATAACGTTGTGCCCGGTGGACATATTAAAGAGACCGCCGTTAATCATGATCTGCGGCTTCTTTTCCTTACTGAAATAGTAACTGCCGAGTGTCTCTTTCGGGTCAGCGCATTTTTCAAAAGCCACAGCCTCAATCGAGCTGTGTGGCACGATGTCAAGCTGTGTATAGCTGTTGATCTTTACCGTCTGAAACGGTTTATAATCGGTTAAAGCCATTCGCGTTCGCCTCCATTCAAAAAATTTTCGTTTTATTTGCGAAATGTAAAGAAACCGAGGACAAAAACGGTCATTCCTCGGTTGATACACTTACATCCGCGTCATATACATCCTCAGCAGGACGCGAATCCTCATAGGTGATGGTCGGAGTCTCCTCGGTGACGGGAGCTTCTACGACCGGTTCCTGTGCCGCAGCTTCAGCGGCTTTGCGTGCGCGAACAGTGTCTACCCAGATGTTCCAACATTCGGGCGAGCATGCTACAGCACGCCAGCTACCGATCTGTTCACACTTCTCGCAATGGTGATACTTTTTACCGCAGATTTTGCAGACTGCGTTCAGATATTCAGCCATAATGGTTTCCTTTCTTATTCAAAATTGGCACGAGTGCTTCGATTCGGACGAAGATCATACGGTGAGTTTGTACGAACTATTACAAAGCCTCCCATTCCGAATCAGACATGTCATCAATGTCTCGTTTTTTAGTAGGGAGTCCGTACTCAGCGCACCATCGGCGGACGGCTCTGTCTGTTACGTTGTAATCGCGTCCTACCTGTAAAAAAGATTTGCTTCTTAAAACATCTTTCAAGTCTTTCTTATTAGCTCTACAATCAACCTTTTTCTTGTCCACGCATTTGGTGCAATAAGTAGCTTGTCGGGTGATCTCTTTCCCACATTTCAAACATCGTCTCGCAGTTTTCTCTCTCGGTTTTGAATACTGCGGAATTTCGTACTTGAGGTTCGATGTTAAGACATTTTCAATTTCATAATCTTTCGCCCATGCAACTTTTTCATCATCCATTTTTTTATTTGCGACAAATCGTAATGTTTTTTGAGTCACTCCTGCGTCTTCAACAGGGATTAAATACCCTTGTTCTTTATAGGAAGTATAAAAGAAATCTATTTGCCCTTTATAATCTTTCTTTTTCGAATGATTGCCAGTTGTATTGGAGGATGAAAAAATAATAGCATCTTCCTTTTCATTGACGGGGCTAGCCGTCTTACATTGAATTTTGTAAATTTCACCATCTATATCGGCTAAAAAATCGTAACGGCTATCATTTATGATTGGCTGTGAAAGCAAAATTCCGCACCGCGAAAAATCTCGCTGACATTGTAGTTCTGTCAACAACCCGGTTTGCGTAGTATAATTCATGAAAATCCTTTCTTCATGGCAGAGATGGCTGGATTCGAACCAGCGATCATCGGGTCAAAGCCGATTGCCGTATCCTCTTGGCCACACCTCTATATAAAAGGGAGGCTCGAAAGCCTCCCGATGAATCAGATAACTTAGGCTACCAGATAGATGTTCCAGAGGGTCTTGTCCTTGGCGCATACGTCGGTCAGAGTCTTAGCGCTGAACGCATGAACAGCCGGCTCGTCACCGATATCCAGAGTGTAGTTGCCGTCGATCTTAGCCTTCGGAATCTCGAGGATTGCATGGTGCTTGATGTTCTCGTCGCACTTCTCAGCAACGGTGCAGTCAACCAGAATGCGTGCATTCTTAGAGAAGTTGTCTGCGATGTTGGAAATCTTGCGGCCCTCGGTGATCTCGTGGTCATAAGCAACGTAGATCTCGGAACCCTTCTTCAGATCATCAGCCGCGAAGGTGATGGTCTTCTCTGCAGCATTAACAGTGAAGGACTTGCCCTTAACCGGGGTGTCAGCAACAACAGTGTACTCAGCGCCCTGCGTGCCATCGCTTGCAACCAGCCAGATGCGCTTAACCTCAGCACCCTCAACGCCTACCGGAACGTAGGACAGCTTAGCAGTGGTGTCGGTGTCCAGCTCAACGCGCTCGAAGTTCGGAACCTGAATCTTGTTGTCCTCAGATGCCTCTTCAATGTCGGTACCAGCCTGAGCAGCCAGCAGACCAGCTACGAGGAATGCGTTGTTCCAAGTGATCGTTGCAGCCTTGTTACGGTCGAGGGAAGCGAGCAGCATGCCCATCTTACCGGTAACATCGCTGGAATCAACGGTGTTCTCCAGAGAACCATCCTTAATCTGGTCGCACAGTGCGTACAGCTCACCGGTGGTGATGTCGTAGATAGACGCCAGATCGAAGGACTCCAGAAGGAAATTCTCCATATTCATAGTGTGTCTCTTCCTTTCTTTAGTGTAAGTTAGTAAAGGAAACCTCAACTCAGGTTCCCTAACCAGTTCAGAGCGTCATCGCTGATGCTCTTTTTATCCAACGTGCCGGCATATAATCCGGCCGTCAGTTGCCTTGCTTCGGTGATTTTCTGTGTCCGCTTTAAGCTGTCATAAAACACAAAAATCCGCACATCCCAAACCGTATCGGGGTTGTATTTGAACCCCTCATGGTTGCAAAGTGCGGAAATCAAAGGGAACAGGACAGATTCAAAGTGCGGGTGGCGGCGAGCATACTTTGCAGCACGTCTCTCCTTGGCCAGCATATATTCTCTGTCATGCTCGGTTACCGTCTTGACGATCTTCTTCGTCATGGAGTGCATCTGACGAATGAATGACGTGATCTGTTGATAGACCGCATTGTCAACGACGGATTGTGTTTTAGGATTGTATAAGCGAAGCTGACCATCCTGCGGGTTGAGCTGCGGCTCATAAGCAGACAAGTCTAAATCTCCGAGTAAAATACGGGTATCATCTGGTGTTAAGTTGCGAGTGAGCATCAAGAACAGTTGAAAGTCCGTGATCTCCTCGTATCGGATACCCATGTCATCAAGTGCCACCATAAAGTCGCTCGGCGAACCACAGATAGCGGAAAGCATCTGAAAATAACGCTCTTCACCAAAATCTGCAATCTCTCCGAGTGTCGGCTGCCGCACTTGGATTAAGTCATTGATGACCAAAGGGTCGCCTCGGTACATTTTCAGGTCATTCAATGAATATTAGCCTGCCCATTCTTCAGGTCATTGCCGCGAATTGCAGTAAACTGCAATGTTCTGAAATAGTATTGCTGGGCAGACATAACGCCCTCCTGCTCATTTACGAGTTTCAAACGGAACATGCCGAGGCTGCGGTTCCAATTGAGCGTTTCTGAAATATCTCCGGCGAGAATATCAGTGCGCGTACCTTTCTGTCCTTTTACCTGCATATTGGTAATCGGGCAAAAGGCCGTCACAGTCACAAGCAGCTGCTTGAATCGGTCGTTCTCCAGCGGGCCATTGGAATCAATGGTCACACCGATGAAAGTGCCAACCTCCTCCTGAATATTAGCCAGCTTTACATACGGGAAAATACAAACCCATTCAGCGGTATCTGGGCAGTCAGGATCAACCTGTTCGTTGTCCAGAATTTCAATGATTTCAGGATTTGAATACAGCAGCTTGATAATCTCTCGCTTGAGCTTCGTCACTTCGGACTGCTTGTCTCCGTTTCTCACGAAACCACCTCCACATCCAGACTTCCTTCAATCTCGCCATGCTTAGCGGTAAGCTGAACCACTACACCTTGCAATTCGACAAAATCCATAGCCGCCAGACGAGCAAAAGCGCCGCTCGGTGTCAATGTGAATTTGTCCATCAATACGCCGTCCACAGCAATACTCCACTCAAACTCAGCATCAAGGATCTCATTGTCCGCGCCGTCATACAGATGCGCGATGAACTTCTTAGCTGAACCGCCTTGACGAATCGTTGCGTTGCCATTGTAGGTGAACGTAATTTTTCCGTTGTCGGCAGGGGATGGTGTTGGGTCTGGCATTTGCGCCGGTTCAACATAGTCGCAAAGGAGCAAGTCCTTGCGGTCGGTCTTGGGGTTGTAAAGGTCTTGTGTTACGTTGAGCACCAAGAATCCGCGAATCTCGCCGCTCTGGTAAGAACGCGCGGTAATGGTATCGACAGCAGTAACCTTGTACGTTTTCGGGCTTTCGCCGATGATTTCGAGCATGAATCGCTTGTCTACGTCGATAAGAGAGGTCTCTTCGTCGAACGTAACCTGAATCTTGTACTCACGACTGGAAACTGTGAGCGGTTTTGACTCATCCAGATTGGAGTAATACGGCTTTTCGGCCGTAACCCAACGGCGAAGGATTTCGCCGGTATGGCGATTCTGCCAGATAAGCTCGCGGTTACAGAGCTGCATAATGCCCTTGGTGTATACTTCTTTGTTCTGATCAACTTCTGTGATCAGCCACTTGGCATTAAGTGCATCTACCACATCGCCCGCATAAAAGGTTTCGCCCGGATAGGCGTAGATACGGCGGGTGTTGGTAACGCTCTTGTTTTTTGCCACAATTAGTTCTTGTTGTTTTCCATTGACCTTCGCTTCCGGCTGATAATCAATCGAATCTTTGAAGTGATTTGCAAAGTCCTTTTGAAGAGCAGCAATACGCGAGTCTTTGGCGTAAGTGGCTTCTTTGCCGAAACAAATCCAACGGTTTTTTTCCAGCGCGTTCATCAACTTTCCTCCGTTTCGTAGGAGGTATAGTCAATACTGCGCTGCTTGCCGGTCGTTCGGTCTCTGCGAGCATAACGGTCGAGCTTTACCTTGTTCTCCTCTACGACCGTATTGTACATAGCCATAAAGGTCTTTCGGTCATTAGCAGGGGAGAATACCTGAAGGTCGCTCGGCGTATATTGGTGCTGGAATGCACGGAGCTTGGAAACATCTCGCTTCAGATAGCCCTCATACATCAGGTTGGCGAGAAGGTCGATCTCGAAGGGAGTTAAGTCAGCAGTGAAAAACTCCTTTTGTTTGCGCCCTTCGCCTTCCGTATAGGTGTCAGTGAAGTCGATTTCAGCATCGCATTCCATCTGCATTCTGATTGCGGCGTCGCGGAGCAGAGCTTTTGCTCGCTGAAGGGCAAGCATGTAACTCTCTTCGTCAGTCGCTTCATAGTAGTTGAAAAAGTCACGATCTTCTTCAATCAAGTCGAAGAAAACATCGTAGACAGATTCACAAGGAGTGGACATTGGGCGTACACCTCCTCGTGTTTACTCAGCGTCGGTCTTTGCAGCCGGAGCAGCTTTCTTGCGAGTGGTCTGCTTCTTTGGTGCGGGCGCAGTCGCAGTCTGCGATGCAGTCTGCATGGCCGCCAGCTGTGCCTGAAGTGCAGCCATCTGCTCCATCATTACCGAGATACGCGGGTCTTCGTCCTGCATTGCGCGTTCTTTGGTTTTGCCAAGGTTGACCTTAGTGTTGCGAACGCCGTGGTTAATCTCATCATAGCGCTGGTCGATCAGGTCGATCATGCGCTTGGAGATATCCAGATTGTCGTCGTTTGCCAGAGAGACCATGTGACCGCGAACACGATGAATCTCAGCAACCGTAGTCAGCTTGAGGAACTTCTCAGCCGCGTCCATATCGTTTTCACGAATAATGCGGTCAATTTCCTCATCGAACAGAACGGTATCACGCCAGTTGTCGAGATACAGCGCACGATAAACATCCTCGCGCTCTGCCTCGCTGAACTGTACCGTACCGTTGCGGAACACCGGCGAACGAGAGTTGATGTACTCTACATCCGAGAACGGCATCGTTACAACGGTCGGAACACCGTGCGTGCCATCAAGGTAATATGCACGGAACTGACCGGGCAGGTTGATTGGGCTGACGCTGTGGTTATATACCTTTACTGGGGTATCTGCTTTATAAGTCAAGATATTGTCTCCTTGAAAATTTATTTTTTGGGCGGGCTGTTGCCCGCCCTACGCGAGGGCAGATTACTGATTGTAAACTACCTTTGCAGCCTTGGAAATGTCGGTAACAACAGTACCGAAAGAGTAACCGCCGACCTTAATGTGGATCTGCTCGTTGTTGATATCAGTCTCCTGATAGGTGCGGGTCTCGCCGCGGGTGATGACCTTACCAATCTTGCCAGCAGCTGCGAACAGACGCTTGTCAGGAATGATGAAATTGCCATTAGCCAGCTTCTTAACACCGGACAGACCGAACAGACGGCAGCCAGCATACATATCCAGCTTGCCAACCTTGTTGTACTGGTTCTTTACAGCATCAGAGAAGCCGTACTGAGCGGACTGCAGACCAGTCATGCCAACGATGTACTTGTTCTGGCCGAAAATAGCCGGGGTCTCGCCGTTGGTTACGTCCATCAGATAGGTAGCCAGCTTGCGGCAGATTTCCTCAGTCGGGGTAGCGCCGGTCTCGGTGAATACGTTCTCGCCGCCAGCCAGAGCCTTGTCGAGGATGTCCAGAATGCGGGTAACGCGAGCCAGCTCGAAAGCCTCGTTGATGTTGGTGATCATGTTTGCAACAGACTTGTAGCCGCCGCGACGGATGTCCTCCAGCTTCAGAGAGGTCTCAGCCTGCAGAAGGCAGTAGGTCGGCTTCAGAACCTTGAAGTCGATAAACGAACGCGGTACGTTGCCGCCGATGGTTGCGTCGTATACTTCGATGGTGTTCTCCGGATCAACGGTTACACGGTAGTCATCAAACTCGCCAATGGAATCGTTGTCGAACAGCATGTCGATCAGCTCAGACGGAGCGGAAACGGTGTCCGGAGTGAAGGTCTTGGTAACCAGAGCGGACAGCTCGTGATCCTTATCAAAACCGGTCTTGCCCAGTTCCTTTACCCAAGCGTCGGTAACTGCGGAGATTTCCTTGTCCTCAGCAGACAGCTCAGCCGGGGAATACTTTACAGCATTAGCCCAGTCCAGAACACGGCCAGACTGATCCATAATTGCACTGATTTCAGTGTTCATGTGTATCTTCCTTTCTTTGAAAAATAGAAAAGAGGAGTACAAGACTCCTCAAATGTAGTTGGTTTACAGGGTTTACGCTACGGTAGAAACCTCTACGCGCACGATCTTGCCCATCTTGATACCGGTCGGATCAGAGTAGATGCCGCGGTACTCGTAAGCGTACTGGCCAGCAGTTGCCTTTACGAACTTGCCGTCCTTAGCCTGCAGCTTGTCGCCAGCCTGCAGGGTCTCAGTGTCCAGCTCGGAGGTAGCATACATCTCGCCCGGCAGGGTCTGGATAACGCGAACGCGCTCGCCAGCTGCAGCCTTCTCGAACTCGCCGTCGGTCGGCTCAACGATAGAGTAGATGCCCTCGTACTTTGCGTTTACGTCGCACAGCTTGGTGCCAAGACCTTCTGCGGTTGCCTTTACGGTCTGGTCCTCAGAGTCAACGTCTACCGGCGCGCCCTTCTTAACAACTGCGGAAGTCAGAAGCAGCTCAACGGGCTTGTTCTGTACAGTTTCAAGCTCTCGAATCATGTCAATTTCTCCTTTTCTTTTAGATTTTAGTGGCGCAGGAACGCACGCATCAGAGATACGCCGTCTGCGGACGGTTCATTGACCGTCAGGTTGGAAGTGTTGGACAGCTGAGCCTGCGGTGCAGATACAGTTGCCTGAATCTGCTGCGCCTGTGCGGAAACCACACGGTCAGCAATCATCATCTTCAGCGCGGACTCATCCAGTTCGCTGAAAATCTTCGTCATTTCCTCGCTCTGCAGCTCTTCTTCAGTGAACTGCTTGGAATTCTCTGCATAAGCGCGGAGCTTTGCCTCAGCCGCATCGTGCTCTGCCTTCTGAGCAGCTTCACGGTACGGAGTCAGCGTCTCAACCTCAGCCGTCAGGTCATTCACCTTCTGGTTGAGAGAAGCAATCGTATCCGTCAGTTCAGCGACCTTACTGTTGATTTCCGATACGGAAATAGACAGCTTTACGTCAACCGGGTCAGATACGGTAACGGTATCGTCGTCGTTCACAACGTAAGATACCTGCACATAGGACAGTTCGTCGCCGCCTTCTACGCGCAGAAGTGCCTTATGATCTTCTGGGAACAGATAAGCCACCCAGTACCAGCCGTCAATCAGACCGCGTACGCCCTTATCAATCTTTCGCTGGATATCCCAGTCAGTCAGGGAAGCAACTACCGGCTCGCCCTGTGGCTCTTCCGGCTGCGGTTCTGCAGGCTCTTCTGGCTGCGGCTCAGAAACGGTTTCCGGTTCTGCGGGCTGCGGGTCAGCAGACTCAGCCTGAGCGGGCTCGATATTCTGCGGCTCAGTCTGTGCCGGCTCAACGGTCGGCGCAACAGGAGTTGCCTGTGCAGGCTCAACAGCAGGCTCGGTTGCCTGCGGGTCAACCTGAGGGTCAACCTGCGGCTCAACCTGTGCAGAAGTCTTATTCTTCTTCAAAGTTTCGTCCTCCTTACTCGATTTTTGGTCGATCAGGTCGCGGCTCAACGCTTCAGCAACCATCAGCTCATCGGTCTGCGACAGAGAAACAACCTTCGCGTCCTTGCCATAAGCAGGGTCGGCAAATTCATAGCCGAGGAAAGTGTTGCCCTCAAATTCATAGCCGGTGATGGTCTTTACGCCATCTGCAAAGCTGTATTCATAGCTGGCAATCTCCCACGAATTGTGGAGTTTGCCCTCGGCAAATAGCCGTTTTATAGCCGCTACAGCGTTTTTATTGCGCTTCCAGATCTTTTGAGTTGCAAAAAGGCAGGGGAGTGTCTCCAGCTTTCCGTTTACGTCCACCGTGTCATCCTTGATTTCAACGGCTGTATGAACGCCAATCGGAGTCGTGTCGAAGAACAGCTCTCCATCTGCATCCAGTGCAACTTCGTGACTGCCGAAAGTCGGCTCGCCGTCTGCGTTCGTGCGGCATTTTGCATATACCGGCATGTCAATCAGCGACTGAGCGCACTCTTCAGCAGTATCGGAGGGAAGCAGAACCGAGTTCAGATTTGGCTCATCGTAGTAGCAGATACGGTTGACAAGCGTAAGAAACTGAGAATTCTCTTCGTCCTCGCTCAGTTCAATCGTGCTACTGGTCAGAAATGTCTTTTCTTTATTCATCGGTCTCGTTCACCTCCTTCGTCACGCCAAACTCCAGACCGCGCTCTTTCAGCTTTTGTGCGATCAGTTCAGCGTTTTCTTCTTCAAAAAAGGCATCTGCTGGTTTGCAGATGCCTGATTTGCATAATAGAAAGTAGTCCCGCTTGCAATGCGGGCAAACCAGTTTCAGCTTTATTCCCATGGATTACTCCCGTGTGTTGTTGTAGGTTTCGTCGTATCCCTGTTTGTCCGGGTCATTGGAATCAGCCGGTCGGCCGGGGTCGCTCTCACCGTCAGCATTGCCGTCAGAATTATACGAAGTAGCATACGGCAGGAAGATATCGCTGAGACCGTCAGCCTCTTCCTTTTCGCGCTTAACCCGTTCATCCTCAAGGTCGATGCCGACCATGCCGAGGGCGGTCTCACGGCTGACAGCAAACGTGCTGTACAGCAGCTTACTAAGCTCCATACGCATATCCATGTCGAGCAATTCAGAGTCGATAATCTTTACACTCGGGATATACTCGGCACCAATGCCGTTGAGCGACAGAACCTGACGGTAGAAATGTTCCAGCATACGCTCTACCTGCTCAGAGATAGAGTTGATGCACTTGAGCAACTGAGACAGGTTGATGTTGGCAGTAGAAGCCGTCTGGGACTTATCTGCCGCCAGAAAGGCAACACCCAGAGAAGAAAGAACCTTGTTGCGGTACAAGTTCACCGTTTCTGCAGAGGTTTCGTTTACCTCTGGCTCAACATACTTGATTTCCTTAACGGATGGGCCAGTGGTAACAACAACCGTACTGGCTTTCCACGCTTGCATCAGGTTGTCATGGTTGTATGCCTGTTCTTCAAAGCAACGGCGGTCAGCACTGGGGCCAAGACATTTCTCATTCATCACCTGATGAATGATTTTCTTAGCCTTGCTTTTCGCCGTTGTCTCATCTGCGTTGCGATAGGTCTCCAACATCAAAACAGAAGACATTGCGCGGAAGATAGGGGAGACGCCGTATTTCTTACCAAAATTGTTGACACGAACCATGTAAGTATAGTTGTTGTCAAGAATAGCATAGGTCTCCTTAGCCTTCATCGCTTCACCGACCTCTTTCGGGAAGGTTGCTTCAACCTCTTCCTGCGTGTCGTTGAAGAACAGAGGCTTGCGCTGCTTGTTCTTGAGCATGGTCTTCTGCAGTGCAGACTTCAGGTTTTCG